CTGCAATCCTTCCCGCGAGCCTCGCTCGAGGAGCTCCTCGGAGACTTGCAAAAAAATTTGCAAAAGTCGCAGGCCGTTTTGCAAAACCGCGAGCTCGAGGAGGCCGAAGCGTGAAGCGGCCGGCGCTTCCCGCGACGAGCGTGCGCGGCGCAATCCGCAAATGGATCGAGCGCCATGCCGACAAGCTCGGCGACCATGTGCTCGAGATCGGCTCGCGCAGGCACGCGCCCGATGCATGGTGGCTCGACAACCGCGACCTCGCGCGCGGCGAATGGACCGGAATCGACATGCAGCCGGGCCCGGGCGTCGATGTGATCGCCGATGTGCACGAGCTCCCCGTCGCATGGCGCGGCTACTTCTCCGGCCTGCTCTGCAGCGAAGTCCTCGAGCATGTCGCGCGGCCCTGGATCGCATTGCCGAAGATGCGCGCCGTCGTCAAGCCGGGCGGCTGGGCGATCTTCACGACGCTGACCTGCTTTCCGATCCACGGATTTCCGGACGACTTCTACCGCTTCACGGAGAGCGGGCTCGGCCTGATGCTCGAGGACGCGGGCTTCAGCAGCGTCGAGCTCGCAAGCGCCGGGCGCGTGACATTCGAGCTCAACGACCACGGCGAGCGCGGCTATTCGCGGCGCCAGTCCCCCATGCATGTGTTCGCGGTGGCGCAATGCTGACCCTGCTAACGCCGACCGGCGACCGCCCGCAGGCCTGGGCCCTGTGCGAACGCTGGATGCTCGCGCAGGACTATCCCGATGACGTCCGGTGGATCGTCGTTGATGACGGCGCCGAGCCGCTGCAGATTCGATTCGAGCGCCCTGGCTGGCTCCTGCGCGTGCTGCGGCTGCCGCCAATGCAGGGCAACAGCCAAGCGCGCAACCTGCTCGCGGGGCTCGAGGAGGCCGGCGTCGGGCCGCTCGCGATCATCGAGGACGACGATTGGTATGCGCCGTCCTGGCTCTCGACCTGCGCGCGCGAGCTCGAGCGCGCCGAGCTCGTCGGCGAACGCCGGGCGCGCTACTACAACGTCGCGCTGCGCTGCGGCCGCCAGCTGAAGAACGAGACGCACGCGAGCCTGTGCTCGACGGCGCTGCATGGCGCGGCGATCGGCGTGCTGCGCCGCGCCTGCGAGTCGCGCGAGAAGTTCATCGACATTCAGCTATGGCGCGCGCACCGCTTCGCGCGCCTCTTCAACGGGCACCGCGTGGTCGGGATCAAGGGGCTACCGGGCCGCGCCGGGATCGGCATGGGGCACCGCGCGGATTTCATCGGGCAGCGCGATCCGCACGGCGCGCTGCTGCGCGATTGGATCGGAAACGACGCGGAGGCCTACCTATGATCCAGGCGACAACGATCACGCTCGAGCAGACGCGCAAGGCGCTGCGCATGACGCACACCGCGGACGACGAGGAACTGCAGCGGCTGCTCGACGCGGCGACTCAGGAGTGCCTGCGCTTTCTGAATCGCTCGCAGCTGCCGACGCTGCCGCACGACATGCCGCGCTATCCGCTGCCGCGCGCCGGCGATGTCCTTTACCCTGGCTGGCCGGGCACCTATTGGGACGGCAGCAGCAGCAGCAGCAGCGAGAGCGAGGACACGCCGAGCAGCGAGGATCCCGTGGCGCCCGATGTCGCCGAAGGGATCATCCTGCTCGTCAAGGCGGGCTATGAGGGCGACCTGCTGAAGCGCGGCATCTACCGCGCAGCGGCCGAGGCGCTGTGGCAGCCCTACCGGATCGGCATGGGGGTTTGAGCCGTGACGACACTTTCGCAGCGCCTGCGCCACCGCGTCGATATTGAAGCGCTCGCGACGAGCCAGGATTCGGACACGGGCGCGGAAAGCGAGGCGTGGGACAGCATCCTCGATTCCGACGCGGAGCTCGTGCCGGCCGAGATCGTCGCGCTCTCGGGCCGCGAGTTCATCGCCGCCCAGGCCGGGCAGGCGGGGATCACCACGCGGATCACGCTGCGCTGGCGCACCGATCTGAAGGCGCACAGCACGCGCATCGTCCACGATGGAACGGCCTACAACATCGAAGCGATCCTCCCGGATCCCTCGCTGCGCGGGCATGTCACGCTGATGTGCTCGAGCGGGGTGAATGTCGGATGAAAACCGAGTTCAGGCTCCACGGCGTCGATGGCGTGCTCGACATGCTGCGCGCGCTGCCGCCCGAGATCGTCAGCAAGCGCGGCGGGCCGGTGCGCGCCGCGCTGCGCAAGGGAGCGCGCGTCATCCATCGCGCCGCGAAGGCGAACATTGAGGCGAAGACGGGCGAGGATCCGGCATTGAGCACCGGGCTGCTGGCCGAGAGCCTCGTCGTCTCGCGCGGCAAGGCGCCAGCGGGCGGCGGCGGCGAGCGCTACCTCGTGCGGCTGAAGCGCAAGACCTACCCGGGCCGCAAGGGCAAGCCGACGACGACGCTGAAAAGCGGGCATCTGCTGGAATACGGCTCGAGCCAGCAGCCGGCCGAGCCGTGGCTGCGGCCGGCCTTCGCGATAAAAGCGCGCGAGGCGATCGAGACGATCGAGCGCGACCTGCTCCGCTCGATCGACCGCATCACGAAGCGCCTCGCGCGCAGCGCAGCAGGAGGCCGCTGATGTTTCCGCCGGTCTTCGCGAAGCTGAAGGCGAACGCCGCGGTCAAGGCGATCGTCGGGACCAATCCGCCGCACATCTGGCGCAAGCAGATCCCGGACGACATTCCTCGCCCGGTGCGGATCCCCTACATCACGTGGTTCGTCGTCGTCGGCGTGCCAGAGGGCTCGCTCGAGCTCGTTGCGCCGCTCGACCGCGTCGCGATTCAGGTGGACTGTTTCCACACCACGGATTCCGGTGTAATCGCGCTGGCGCAGGCCGCGCGCGACGCGCTCGAGCCTTTTGCGGTCATGACCGGCATGCCGGTGGACGAGAAAGAGACGGAGACGAAGCTCCACCATCTGGCGCTTCAGTTCGATTGGTTCGTGGGGAGGCCTGCGCTGCAGGCCTGAGCGTTTCAACCGCGGCCGGCTGAATGCTGGCCATTCTTCAGGAGAGCAGCCGTGTCCATCATCGACAACGCATTCGAGTCGAAGGGCTCGCACATCTACTTCACCGATTCATCGGTCGAGCCGGCGGTGATCCGCAAGCTCGTATGCCCGACCGGCGTGCCCGGCGTCAACGGCGGCACGACCGACCGCATCGACACGACCTGCCTGGACAACACCGGGCGCTATCGCACGAACATCCCGGGCTATGGCACGCCCGATGACGTCGCGGTCCCGTTCATCCTCTACGCGGGCGACGACGGGCACCGCGCGCTCAAGCGCCTGCAGACCTCCGCGGCTCAGGTGCATTGGTGGGTCGGCCTTTCCGACGCGCTCGTCGTGCCGGAAGAGATCGACAGCGACGGCCTGATGGTGCTGCCCGAGGACCGGAGCGCCTTCGACTTCATGGGCAGCGTCGCAAACCTCGTCTTCACGGTCGAGGAAAACAACGTCGTGCGCGGGACCGTGACGATCCGGCCGAGCGGCGACACCACATGGACGGAATCCTCCGCCCTGGCTGAATCCTCCTCTTCGTCCTGAGCGCCGTGAAGGCGCTATTGATGGCTCGCGGTGGGGTGTGCACCGCGGATCGAAAGCTCGCGGACGGCGAGGAGCACACCCTCCATTTCAAGGCGAAGACGCCGACCGAGGTCGCGCTCTTCTCCGCTGCCGAATCGCGCTGGCAGAACACCGGCGACGAAGCCGTCAAGGAACGGGAAAAGCGCCGCGCCGCATTCATCGCCTCGAGCCTGTGCGACGAGAGCGGCGCGCTGCTGATGACCGAGGCGGAGGCCGAGCAGATCCCCGCGTCGCTGCGGCCGGAGCTCTGCTCGATGATTCTCGACGGCTCCGCGCAGACGGTCGGCGGAAAAAACGATTTGCGGTCAGGGGCGAAGAATGGTTCTGGCACATCCTCGCCCTAGCACTCGGGGGCCGCACGATCGCCGAATGGCAAGCATCCATGACGCTGCCCGAGTTCCTGTCATGGGCGGAGTTCTACGAGGCCTATCCCTTCGACGACTTCAATCGCTTTCACCGGCCGGCCGCGCTCGTGGCCAGCGCGGCGAACCCGAACCGGGAGATCCGCGCAAGCCTGGATTGGCTGCAGCCGCTGCCAAAGGCCGCGCCAGCGCCGGGCGTGCTGCCGCCGGTGCAGAAGAGCCTCGCGAACGCCTTCGCAGCCTTCCCGCGGCCGCGCCGCCGGGCTAAGAAAGAGGACTGACCATCATGACTGCCGGCTCCATCATCGTTGACCTGCTGATGCGCACCGCCTCTTTCGAGACGGACACGAAGCGCGCGGAGAAGCGCCTCGCGGACATGCGCAAAGAGGCCGAGCGCATCGGAAAGGGCATCGGCGTCGCGATGGCGGCGGTCGGCGTGGCGGCCGTCGCGCTGGTGAAGAATTCGATCGACGCGGCCGACGCGACTGGAAAGCTCGCGCAGCAGACGGGCACCACCGTCGAGGAGCTCTCGGCGCTGACCTATGCGGCGAGCCTTGCGGACGTCTCTCAGGAGGAGCTCGCCGCCGGGCTGGTGAAGCTGACGCGCACCATGAGCGAGGCAGAGGCCGGTAACAAGGATGCGGCCGCCTCGTTCGATGCGCTCGGGATCAAGCTGCGCAACACGGACGGCAGCCTGAAGAGCTCGGATCAGGTGCTGCGCGAGATCGCCTCGCGCTTTGCGTCGATGCCCGATGGGATCGAGAAGACGAACGCGGCCGTCGAGCTCTTCGGCCGCTCCGGCGCGCAGCTGATCCCGCTGCTGAATGGCGGCGCGAGCGGCATGCAGGCGATGCGCGAGGAGGCCGAGCGGCTCGGCGTCGTGATCTCCACCGACACCGCGAAGGCCGCGGAGGAGTTCAACGACAACATCACGCGCGTGACGGCCGCGATCACCGGGCTCGCGAACCGCGCGACGGCCGACCTGCTGCCGTCGCTGGGCGCCGTTTCCGAGGAGCTCGTCGCGCTCGCGAAGAGCGAGGAGACGGTCGCGGTCGCGACTGCGCTGATCCGCGGCGCGATCGACACGGCGATCGTGCTCTTTCAGACGCTGGCCGTGGTCGGCTCCGACGTCGGCTTCGTGTTCCTGGGCGTCGGGCGCGAGATCGGCGCTTGGATCGCTCAGATCGAGGCCGCGGCGCGCGGCGACTGGCAGGGCTTCAAGGCGATCAGCGAAGCGGTCAAGGCGGACGGCGAGCGCGCGCGCGAGGAGCTCGACAAGTTTCAGGCGCGCATCATGGCGATCGGGCGCACGCGCGTGCCAGAACGGCCCACGCTGGCCGACAACCCGTTCCTGGCTGTCGATGCCTCGGGCGGGGGCTCCGCGCCTGCTGGCGGCCGTCCTGGCAAGCCCGCGAAGCAGTCCGAGGCAGAGCGCTACCTCGAGGGGCTGCAGAAGCAGTCCGAAAAGGTCCGCGAGCTCTCCGTCCTCGAGCAGGCGCTCGCGGACATCCAGGGGCGCCGGATCGAAGGCCTGACGCCGAAGCTGCGCGATCAGATCCTCGCGCAGGCCGCGCTCGTCGATCAGCAAAAGCGCGCCGCCGGCATGCTGGACGCGCAGAAAAAGCAGGAGGAGGAGCGGCTCGAGTTCATCCGCAAGGCGGCGGAGGAGGAGGCCGCGATCCGCCGCAGCGTCTCCGAATCCATGCGCGCCCAGGCGGAAGCCCGCATGGCGGAGATCGCCGGCCTGATCGAGGGCAACGAGTCGCTGCGCGACGAGATCGCGGTCCTGCAGGGCGGCGTCGAGGCGCGGCGCGCGATCGAGCGCGCGCGGATCTCGAGCACGATCGCGCTGAAGGAAGAGACGCGCGCGATGCTGCAGAACGCGGGCGGCAGCGAGGCGCAGATCCAGGCGCTCGAGCAGGAGATCGCGCTGCTGCGCGAGCGCGCCGGGCTGCTCGACAAGCGCGTCCTGGCCGAGACGGACAAAGAGGTCCGCGACGCCGCGGCCGAGAGCCGCAAGACGCTCGCCGATCAGATCGAGCGCGGAATTCTCGAGGGCTCGCGCGAAGGGCTCGACCTCATGGAGATTTTCGAGGCCGAGCTCAAGGCGCATTTCGCGAAGACGGTGCTCCGGCCGGTGATCGAGCCGGTCGCGGACGCGCTGACGAAGGTGATCGAGGAGTTCGTCAAGGCGATCGTGCTCGGGGGGCGCTCGAGCTCGAGCGGCGGCGGCGGGCTGGCCGGGCTCTTCGGCTCCCTATTCGGCAGCAGCGGCGGCGCTGGCGGGACGGTGGCCACGGACGACGCGCTCGCGCTGTTCTTCCATCGCGGCGGCATCGCGGGCTATGACGGCGATGTGCGGCGCTACCACTCGGGCGGGCTGGTGCACGGCGAGGTGCCGCTCATCGCCCAGGCCGGCGAGGAGATTCTCAGGCGCGACGATCCGCGGCACCGCTGGAACATGACGGCGCGGCGCGACGGCCCGGCTCTCGTCGCTGCTGCGGCGCCCATCTTCAATTTCGAGATCGTGAACAACGCGCCCAACGTGCGGCCGCGCGTCGAGCGGCGCGAAGACGGCGGCGCGCGCGTCATCATCGACCAGATCAAAGGCGAGCTCGCGGAGGACATGCGCAACGGCGGCGAGTTCGCCTCCGCGATGGAATCGAACATGGGCGCGCGGCGGGCGCCTTCGCTGATGCGCTGACGCCATGCACTTCCCCTCCTACAACGCCTACCCGAAAGAGCTTCCCGTCTGGCTCGTCGCGGGGCACGCCTTCGATGCCGTCGCGATCGCGGAGGAAACGCCGATGGAGCGCGGCGAGGATCTCGCGCGCCAGCTGTACACCTGGGCGCCGCAGATCGTGGCCGTCGCGACGATCCTCGAGCAGCCGCAGTTCGACCGCTTCTCCGCGTGGTTTGAGGCCGACATCAGGGCCGGCGAGCGGCGCTTCGATACGCGCGTCGCGCGGCACGGCGGCATCGCGCTCGCATGGTGGACGGCGCAGTTCATCGCGCCCTATCAGTGGGAAGCGATGGGGCGGAATCCCGAGACGGGGGAGAACCGCTACCGCGTCTCGGCACAGCTGCTGCTGCTCGACGGGCCGCACGACACGCGCGTCGATCCCGCGCTGCGCGGCCTCGCCCGTTTCGAGATCCGCCTCACCGCGCGCGCGGCGGCTGGCTTCACGCTGCGCGGGCTGGCGACGTTCACCACGACGCTGACGGCGCTCGCGCCGGAGGACTGGCGCGTCACGGAATCCGGCGAGGACCGGCTGACCGAGGACGGCGAGCTCCGAATGACCGAATGAGGCAAGCATGACAAAGACGATCACTCAGATCCGCGCCGAGGCGCCTGCAGGGCCGCTCACCGGCGCCGAGCTCGTCGAGATCACGCAGGAGGGCGCGACGAAGGGCGGCAGCTACTCGGAGCTCAAGGCCTGGGCCATCAGCGAAGTGCAGGCCGCGATCCTCGCGCTGCAGAACGCTTCGGCGCCGACGCCGACCGGAAATCTGCTCATCAGCGGCGGCGGCGTCGCCTGGGCGGGCGACTTCGACCTGATCGTCAGCGCCGCGTCTTTCCTGATCCAGGGCGAGGCGCACACCTCTGCGCAGACGACGCTGACGCCGGCGGCGGCGGATGCGGAGGATCCCCGCATCGACGTGATCGCGGCGACGGCCGACGATGAAGTGGTGATCATCGCCGGCACGCCGGATCCGAACCCGGTGAAGCCCGATCTCGATCCGCTGACGCAGCTGGAGCTCACCTTCGTCTACGTGCCCGCGGGCGCGACGGAGCTCGTCGCGACGATCACCGCGGACCTCTACCATGAGAACGCCGAGTGGACGACGAGCCGCAGCGGAACGACGATCGAGCTCGCATCGGCGACGGCGCCGCACGCCGGCGCCGTCTCGCTCAACGGCACCGCCGTCACGACCGGAAACTGGGTGCAGTTCGCCGCGCCGGCGCCGCTGGATCTTGCGGAAAGCGACTCGCTGATCTTCTGGATCCTCTCGAAAGCGCAGTGGCCGGCGACGCGCTCCATGAGCCTGCAGTGGCGCAGCGGAAACACGACGCCGCGCGGCTCGGTGGTGACGTTCAAGCACGGATCCTTCGGCTTCGACTCCTCGATCACCGGCGCCTATCAGCAGATCGTCATTCCGCTCGCGCTCTTCGGCGCCAACGGCCTCTCTGTCGATCGCCTGCGCCTGACTTGCGCGGGCTCCGGCGCGACGATCGGCTTCTACGCTGATGACTTTGTGCTGCAAGGCGGGCTGAATGCGACGCCCACGCTGGCTAACGACCGGCTGCGCGACCGCGGCGCCTGGGTCGCGACGAGCGCCTATGAGGCGAATGACCTCGTGACGCACTCGCGCATGGTCGCGGTCGCGAAGGCGGCGAGCACGAACAGCGAGCCAACCGCGTCGAATCCGAATTGGCGCCTGCTGGTCGATTTTTCTGACGTCGCGCTGAAGAGCCAGGGCAACGCTTTCACGGGACAGCAGTACTCGGCCGCAGTGCCGCTCGGCCTGACGCTCTCAGGCGCTGTCGAGCTCGACGCGCTCGATGGCAACGTGTTCGAGGGCACGGTGACCGGAAATATCACGGAGCTCTCGATCGTCAACGGCGCGGCGGGGATGACGTTCTCGCTGCGCCTGACCATCGGCGGCGCGGGCGGCTGGTCGATCGCCTACGACGAGAGCATCCACTTCCCAGGCGGCGAGCCGGTCTTCCCGGAGGATCCGGATGACGTCATCGTCATTTCGGGCCAGTACCACGCCAGCAATGCGACCTGGGAATGCTCCGCCGTCGCGCCTGGGAGCGGCGGCGGAGGCGGCAGCAGCGCGGCGGAGGACATCACCATCGTTGATGTCGGCGCGCATTACGCCGGCACCAACGTCGAGGCGGCGCTGCAGGAGGTTCCGGCGCTCGTCTCGGCCGCCGTCTCGGCCGTGGTGGCGGCCGCGCCGGGCACGCTGGACACGCTGAATGAGCTAGCGGCCGCGCTGGGCGACGATGCGAACTATGCGGCGACGGTCACTGCGGCGCTGGCCGACCTGCAGGATCAGATCGACGCTCTCGACGCTGGCGGCGGCGGATCGACGGGCGTGCACGATGTGCCGCTCATGGCCGGCGCCTGGACGCCGCGCAGCAATGGCACCGGCTGCGGCGCGGGCATGGTGGACACCGGCGCCGGCACGCCCGAGTGGTATGGGCTCTCATTCGATCAGACGACGCAGCAATATGCGACGGCGCCGCTGATCCTGCCGAAGTCATACGACGGCGGGACGATCACCGCGCGGATCCTTTTCGTGCGCGAGACGGGCGCCGGGACCGGCGTGCGATGGAGCCTGCGCGCGACATCCGCAAGCGATGGCGACGCGGCGAACGTTGCCTTCGGCACGGCGGCCGAGGTGACGAAGACCGCGGCGTCGACGAACACTTTCTACACAACCGCATCATTCGGGCCGATCACGATCGGCAACACGCCGGGAGACTATGACTCGATCCACCTCGAGCTCTCGCGGCTGCCAGCGCATGCCGATGACGACATGAGCGCGCGCGCGATCGTGCTCGGCGTCATCCTGCATGTGACCCTCGACGCGAGCAACGACGCATGATCCGCGCCTTCCAATCGGGCCAGCTGGGGCGCTTCGCGCGCGATCACCTGTGGTGGCATTCCGCGCTGGTCGTCAATGGCCGCGGCAGCGAAGGTTCGGTCACGATCCGCGATGAATCGCGCTTGACGAACCATGCGGCGGCGACCGTGGGCGGCAATGCAAAAGTGACGCTGCTCGACGCCGACTTCCCGCAGGGCTGCCTGATCTTCGACGGCAGCGGCGATTACGTGCGCTTCGCAAGCCACGCGCGGCGCGACATGCACGCGACCGCCTCGATCAGCACGACAACGAATTGGACATTCGAGGCCGACGTCGATTGGACCGACCCCGGCACCGCAGTCGCGACGGTCGCCTACAAGGGGTTTCCCGGCTCCGGCGGCGATGGCGACCCCGGCTGGGGCATCGCGATCGAAGGCGATGGAAAGGTCGATTTCATCGTCGGCCTGAATACGCCCACATCGCAGTTCGGGCTATGGCAGACGACGACGGCGCTCGTCTCCGGCGCGCGCACGGTGCTCTGCTGCGAGGTCGTGGACGGCGTTCCGAACATCAAGTTCAACGGCGTCGTGCAGGCCGGCGCCTTCGTCGCTTCGACGCTGACGACATGGCGGGCCTCGAGCGGCGCGAAATCCGGCGCGCTGCTCTACCTGGGCGCGGCCGGCATCGACTCCGTGCACCCCTCGCCGAGCCAGTTCCTGACCGGGAAGCTGGCGCGCATTCGCGTGACCTATGGCATCGCGCGCTATCGCGGGAACAACTACGCGGTCCCGCACGGCCCCCTATCGACAGGCTGAAGCCCCATGACGATCTACTACCGACTCCCGACGCCGACGCAGGCCGGCGAAACCTTCGACATTCCGCCGGAGCAGTTCGCCGTGATGCAGGCCAACGGCAAGGCGGCCGATCTGCGGCTGTGGCTCGTCGATCCGATGCCGCCATTCGATCCGGCCTCGCAGGTGGTCGAGAGCTCGATCGTCGTCGGGCCGGCGGAGGCGCGGCGCACATGGGCCGTCCGCGCCAAGACGGAAGAGGAATTGCAAGCGGACGCGGCGATCGCTGCGCGCGCGGCCATCACCGGCCGGATCACCGACATAGCAGCGCAGCGCGCCGTCACCCGGGCGACCTGGGATGGCTACTCGGCGGCGCAGCTGCGCGCCGAGCAGTGGCGCGACCGTCAGGCGCTGCTGCAGGCGATGGACGATGTTCTGAAGATGCTGCGGCGCGGGCTATGAGCGAAGAGATCGTCAGCACCACGCGCAAGGGCTACGTGCTCGTGCAGGAGCTCGACGGGACGATCGTCAGCCAGCACGCCGACCGCGAGAAAGCGATCAGCGCGGCGACGAACCTGGTGCTCGCGCGGCCGGTCGGCGCCGAGCTCGAGATCCACCACACCAGCCGCGTGCGGAAGGAAAAGGACATGTTCACCCCCCCGCTGCCGCCGGCGCCGCCGCCGCCGACCGAGCCGCCGTCGCCTCCTCCTCCCCCTCCTGCGCCGCCGCCTGCGCCTGCCAGCGCGCAGCCGCTGACGGCCTCGCTTCAGCATGGCGCGGACGATCGCGGCGCGGGATCCGCCAGCCGGCGCGAGGCGCTCGCGCGCTTCGATTGGGTGCTGTGGGGCATCTATCGGAAATCGCCGACGCTGAATGCGCGCGCGGAAGCCGCGATCGCCTACTGCAGGACGGTCAAGCCGGCCGGCATCCATTCGAACTACTCGATCGCCTACGAGCTCTCGTCGCAGACGGCGCGGATTCTGCGCATCACGCGCGTCGGCACCACCGTCACCGTGACCACGCCAGCCATCGCGCCGAACATGCAGGTCGGGCGGCAGGCCTACATCGCGGCCGCCGGCGTCGCGGCCTACGTGGGACTCTGGACGATCACCGCGATCAGCACGGCGGTCGCGGGCGCGCACACATGGCAGTTCACCGCGACCGGGGGCGCAGCGACGGCGGCCGATGACAACCCCTGCGCCGGCGGGCGCTACGTCTGCTCGATCTCCACGGGCTACGACGCGCTGGTCAAGCTGCAGGAGGAGAACTGGTTTCTGCGCAAGCTGGGCACCGCAGGCGCGCAGACGGCGTGGACGAACGCCTACAGCGCCGTGGACATGAACTGCACCGATTGGCTGCCGGTGGATTCGAACGGCGATCGCTGGGTCGATTGGAAGGCGAAGGACGACGACGCGGAAATCTTCGGGCAGATCGCAGGGCTCGATTACGTCTTCAGCGACAACCACATGGATCCGCGCGACGACATCATCAACGACAGCGCGTATCCGGCGCAGCGCGCAAAGCGCGATTGGAAGCGCACCGGCGCGCTGCAGGCGCGCACCGATGCCGACATCCTGGCCGCGCACCGCGCCGGGCTCGCGCGCTTCGCGCAGAAGCACCGCGATCTGTCCGTCGCCCGCCCGAAGAGCCCGGACGTCAAGATCATCGGAAATACGGACGGCTCTTTCGCGAATGGCGCCGGCTGGGACGATCAGATCGAGGCCGGATTCATTGAGGGCGCGACAGGCGCCTCCTACTCGCTTGCGACGCTGGCGCTCCTCGTCGCGCGGCACGATGCGATCAAGGCGCGGCTCCTGGCGCCGGCGCTGATGGTCTGGCACAGCCATGGGCCTTCGATCACCGACTACGCGGCGATGCGCTTCGGCTTGTGCTGCGCGCTGATGCGGCCGGGAACCTACTACTCGTTCGGCGCCAGCAAGCACGACAACATCACCTTTTACAACGAGTACGAGCTCCAGATCGGCGCAGAGGTCGGCGGCGTCGATCCCTCCGCGCCGTGGAGCAACGGCGTCTGGCGCCGCGAGTTCGCGAACGCCTGGGCCTTCGTCAATGACACGGACACCGCGCGCACCGTGACGATCCTGGCCGGCCTGCGCCGCCCTGGCGCGGCGGACCTCCCGGCGGGCGCCGCGATCCACGATCCCGCGGTCTGGACAGGCGCGGCGCTGGGGACTTCGCTGACGCTAGGGCCGCGGCAGGGCCTCATTGCAATGAAGGTCTGAGGCCGTGGCGCTGCCCATCGTCTACCCCGCCTCGCTGCCGGCGCCGCAGCGCTGGATCGGCGTGCCGCGCGAGCGCCGCGCGCTTTCGGCGCAGCCCGGCAACACGCAGCTGCGAGGGCGCTCGCGCGACCTGCTGCAGGACATCGACGCGCAATGGATCTATGAGCCTGAGCAGATGGAGGTCTGGCGCGCGTGGTTCGATGACACGCTCATCAAAGGGCAGCGCTGGTTCGCGCTGACGATTCTCGGCGCCGGCGGCTGGATCTCGCGGACGGTGCGCTTCCGCACCGGCAGCGTGCGCCGGGAGCATGTCTCGCACGGCGTCTTCCGCGTCTCGGCGCGGCTCGAGCAGCGCGGCCGCAGCGCGCCGCCTGCCGTCTGCGATGTCTGGCGCGAATCCTTCGCGAGCCTGGACCCTTACGCGGTCACGAACGGCAACGGGGCTCTCTTCGCGGTCGCCGGCGGAGTGCTCTCGATCGCGCCGCAAAACACCGGCGCCGGCAACATCGCGCGGATCCTGCGCGACATCGCTCCTGAGCTGCTGACCGCGCGGCGCTTCGCGTTCAACTTCCGGCTCACGACGGCGGCCGCGAACGACTCCGGCATCCTCGACGTGCTCGACAACGCCGGCGTCGAAAGCATCCTGCAGTTCCACGCGCGGCGCGATGCCGCGTTCGACGAGCAGCAGCGGGCCCGGCTGGTGCACGATGACGAGGCGCTGCCGGTCAGCGACGAGGCGCTCGCCATCGGCACGTGGTATCGGATCGTGTTCCGCGTGCGCTCGGGCGTCGGCCAGTCCTCGTGCGTGCTGTCCGAGCTGGCGACGGGCGCCGTGCTGAAAACCACCGTCTACGCGAACGCGCACCCGGCGCTGACAGTCGATTCGCTTGCGTTCATTGCCGATAGCGGAGGGCTGACTTCCGGGGTGCAATACGCGGCCATTGAAATCGACAACTGCGAGGAGTGATCCGCGATGCCCACCTATCTGCCGCCGCGCCTGGGAATCAGCTACAGCGAAGCGATCGCCGAGAGCATGGCGAGCGCGACGGTCGGCGATCCGCTGCTGCTGGCGCTCGAGCTCCGGCGCGACTGGACCGAGGCCGGCGAGCCGGTGGCCGCGCGCGTGGTGAACGATTTCCGGCCGCTGACGGCCACGCTCGAGGCCGACGCGCCGCTGAATCCAGGCGAGGCGGTCGAGTTCACGCCGGTGCCTTTCCGGCATGCGCGGCAGGAGCAGACCGACAGCGGGGCGCCTGCCGCGATCGGCGTCGAGGTGGACAATGTGTCGCAGACGCTGACCGAGCTCCTGATGCGCGACAAGACGAGCCGCGAGCCGCTGCGGCTGATCGAGCGCGAATACCTGCCGAGCGACACGAGCGCGCCGCACGTGATGCCGCCGACAAAGCTGGTGCTCGCAAAGGTCGAAGCCAGCAGCACGACGGTCAGCGCGCAGGCGTCATTCGGCGACCTGACGACGCGGCGCTTCCCGGTCGATCTCTTCACCCGCGAGCGCTTCTCCGCGCTCTCCGCGCGATGAACCTGACGCCGCATGCCTCCGCGACGCATTGGAGCGCGCGCTACGTGGGGCTGCCCTGGGCGCCCGGCGCCGATGGGCCTGACGCCTACGACTGCTGGGGCCTCGTGCGCGCCGTGCAGCGCGAGCGCTATGGGCGCGACCTGCCGCGGCTGGCGGTGCGCGCCGACGCGCCGCCGGGCCAATGGGGCGAGCTCCGGCAGCTGGTCAAGCGCTCCTCCTCCTGGCGGCAGATCGACGGCGCCTGGGCAGACGGGGACATCCTCGTCATGCTGAATGCGAAGGGGCTGCCGCATGTCGGCACGGTCGTCGCGCGCGAGCGGCTCTTCGTGCTGCACTCCTGCGGCGAGCTCGACGAGCAGCAGCGCCCGCGCGGCGAGTCTGCGCTCGATCCTGTCGCCGAGCTCGGCGCGAGCGGGTTCGGCCACATCGACGCATGGCGGTGGCTGCCATGAGCGCGCGCGAGCTCTTTGCGCTCGGCCGGCCGGCGGCTTATGCCGTGGTCGAGGATCCGATGCAGTTCGACGTCGCGCCGCGCGACCTGCGGCCGGTGCCCGATGGCGCCGCGCTGGGCGACCTCGCGCCGGGGCAGGACTTCGTGTGCGCGATCATCGGGCCCGACTATCCCGATGGCGGCTACGTGCCGCGGGCGCTCTGGCACCACGCGCCGGCGCCGGGGCATGTCGTGCTCTTCCATCGGCCGGTGCTTGGCGGCGGCGGCAAAGGCGGCTCCGCCCGGCTCGTGCTGCAGATCGCGCTGATGGTGATGCTGCCGCAGCTGGCGCCGGCGCTGAAGCTGGCGGGCATCCTGACCGGCGTGCCCTCCGCGCTCATCACCGCGGCGGGCGCGATCGCCGGAAATGCGCTCATCAACACGCTTGTGCCGCTCGACAACAGCAACGCGGCCGGCAGCGCCGGCGGCTCGCCGACCTATTCCGTCAACGCGCAGGGCAATCAGCCGCGCATAGATCAGGTGATCCCGGAGCTCTTCGGGCGATCGAACACCTACGCGGACTTTGCGGCGCCGCCCTACAGCCTGTTCGTCGATCAGGACCAATTCCTGCACCTTGTGCTGATCGTCGGCACCGGGCAATACCGGATCTGGAAAGTCGCGAACGAATCGACGCCGCTCGAGGCCTATCAGGATGTGCAGATCATCCGCGCGGGCCCAGGGCAAAGCACGCAGGCCGGGCCCGGCACGGGCGTCGAGACGCTCGCGGAGCAGACGCTCGTCGCGCTGAACATCTGGACATCGCCGGTCGTGACCGGGCAGGAGCTCGAGTTCGGGCGCTTCTCCGGGCCCTACGCCGCAAGCCCGCCTGAGCGCGAGGTGACGTCGATCGGTGTCGACGTTTTGCTGCCGCGCGGGCTGGACGATGGCCGATCGGTGCAGTGGGTCGTTCAGGCGCAGCTGATCGACGACTTCGACCAGCCGCTCGGCGCCTGGACGACGATCGGCTCGCACACCTACAGCACGAGCTCTCCGATCCCGATTCGGCTCTCCTACGACTACGCGGTCGCGGCCGGCCGCTACAACGTCGGATTCCGCCGCATGGATGCGCGCTCCGCGGATTCCGGCTCGGCGCACGACATCACGATCGCCGGCCTGCGCGGGACGCTGAATGAGGCGGGCGTGGACTATCCGGCGGGAACCTACGTCTGCATCAAAGCGCGGGCGACGGGCCAGCTGAATGGAGCGCTGCGCGTCCGCGTGATGACGGATCGCATGCTGCCGGTGTGGGATGGTTCCACGTGGAGCGCGCCGCAGATCACGCGCAGCCCGGCGTGGGCGCTGGCGCGCGTGCTGAAGGCGCGCGGGCTCGAGGACGAGCAGATCGACCTCGAGCAGCTGCTCGCGCTGGATGCGGCCTGGGCCGCGCGCTTCGATCGCTTCGACTTCGCCTTCGATACCGTGTCGACGATGTGGGACGCGCTTGCGCTGATCGCGCGCGTCGGCCGCGCGGTGCCGCTGATCCGCGGCTCGCGCTACACGTTCTGGCGCGATCAGCAGGAGAGCGTCGTCGTCGGCTCGTTTTCGATGCGCTCCATCCGGCGCGATTCCTTCCGGCTCGTCTTCGCCTTTCCGGAAGACGACCCGATCGAGGCGATCGCCTGCGAGTATTTCGACGGCCGGCGCGGCGATTGGGTGACGGTGACCGCGCAATGGGACGCGGCTGCGCAGGCCGTGCAGACATGGCGCTCGCAAGCGCAGCGGATCGCGCTGGGCCTTGCGGCGCCGGAGACGCCGGCGCGGATCAAGGTGCCCGGCATCATCGGAGAGAACCACGCGCGGCGCTGGGCCGCGTTCCATCTCGCCGACCTGATCTTCCGGCCGCATCGGGCGCGCTTCAACACGGAGCTTTCCGGCCTGCTGCCGGCTTATGGCTCGCTCTGCAGCCTGCAGCACGACGTCGGCAACTTCGGGCAGGGCGGCGACTGCGTGGATTGGGACGAGGGCACGCTGACGATCGAGACGAGCGAGCCGCTGCAATGGACGAGCGGCGCGGCGCACTACATCCGGCTCACGCGGCCGACCGGCGTCGCGACCGGCGCGATCCTCGCGACGCCTGGGGCTGACGTCAACCATGTGACGCTCGCGACTGCGCCGGGCTTCACGCCGCTCACGAGCGATCCAGACCGCGCGCGAACGACCTACGTCTTCGGGCCGGCGACGAACCTCGAGGCGCTCGTCAAGCCGCGCGTGATCAAGCCGCGCACGGAGCTCGACATCGAAATCGAGGCCGTGCTCGAGGACGATCGCGTGCACAGCGCCGACTTGCCCTGGGCGATCGCGGATGTGCTGCCGGATCCGAACGCGCTTCCGGACCTGAGCGGCGGCCATGTGCTGAACCTGAGCTCGCGGGCGGTGGGCGAGGAAGTGCACGAATTCGAGGGCCTCATCCCGGCGGCGGCGATCGAGCTCCGCAATGACGGCGTGCTGCGCACCTATGCGCGGACCTACTCGGGCATCGGGACGCTTGCATCCGAGACGGTCGCGGACATTGCCACCGAATGGGTGCAGCCGCAGCCGCTGACCACGGCGATCACCGGGCTCTATGCGGTTCGCTTCACGGCGCTCGGCACCGTGCCGCCCGGCCTGAGCGGCACCTTCGATGCATGGCTCGCGCTCGATACGAGCCGCAGCGTCGAATTCCGCAACGGCGACAACCCGTCCCAGGCCGCGGCGATCCGCGTCGAGATCCGCGACATCGCAACCGAGACAATCCAGGTCACGCGCACGATCACCCTGGCCACAACCGTCATTCCTGGCGGCGGCGGCGAATAGGGCCCTCATCAGGAGAGAGAAGCGATGCTCACCGACTACGCACTCAACCGCATCATGGACGCGGCTTATCGCGGGCAGGCGATCGCATGGCCGGCGACGCGCTGGGCGGCGCTCTTCACGACGATGCCGACCGCGGCCGGCGGCGGCGTCGAGCTCGCGACCGTCGATGTCGGCCGCGTCGCGATCGCCTCGAGCTTGGCGAATTGGAGCGGGACGCAGGGCGCGGGAACCACCGTCGCGAGCAGCGGCTCTACGGGGCTGATCTCGAACAACATCGACGTCGAGTTCGCCGCCGAGCTGACCGTCGCCGTTGCGGGCGTGGTGGGCTGGGGCCTTTTCGATGCAGCGGCCGCGGGCAACCTGTGGGACTTCGGCTACATCATCGACGCGGACGGCAACCCGATCAGCCGCTCATGGTCGATCGGCGACGAGCTCCTGTTCGGCCCGGGGACCATGATGGTCGAGGGCGTCTAGGCGGGCGGCCAAGGAAAGGGGAGGCGCAAAAGGTGGACGAGGATCAGCGAAGCGATGCCAGCGCGCCCCTTCCGGGCGAGGGCCGGTTCTTCGTGCGCCCGAACGGAGGCGCTGCGCTGCAGCAGGCGCACCCGGATCTGAGGCAAGCGATCAGCGCGGCCGGAAAGCTGGGGCCTGGGCGCCACCTGATCGAGCACCCTGCGCTCGAGGTCATCGTGACCGTCCAGGCCGCGCGCCTCGCGGCGCCGCCGGCTCCTGCTGCGCGGGCCGCTGCGCCGGCTGCAGCTGCCGCGCCGCCTGCGCCGCCTCGCGAGCGCGCGCTCGTCGGGGCGCGGATCTTCGGGCTGTGCCGCAACCGCGGCGGCGAGTCGCCGATCTTCCGCACCTGGGCAGACATGTGGCGGCGCTACTGCAGCATGCAGGAGGCGGCTCGATTTCCGCAAAACGTCATCCTGAAAATCGTCGCAGCCGCGGGCGATTACCAGCGCATGCGCTGGGGCCTCGCGACCGCGCTGCTCGGGGAGGGCGGCTACACGGTGATCGATCCGATGGGGCAGGCGATGCCGTGGTATGACGAATACGACGCCGCCTTCGGCCTGCCGATAGACCCGGTGCCCGACCATTCCGTCACGCTGACGGGCACAACGTGGATGCGGCGCTACGAGGGCGGGCTCGCGCTGGTGAATACTTCGGCCGAAGCTCCGGACACGATCGCGGTCCCCTCGGGCTATCGGCGCATCAATGGCCGGCAGGATCCCGAGGTCAACAGCGGCGCGACCGTGAGCGATCTCCGCCTGCCGCCGCAGTCCGGAATCCTGCTCGTGAAGGCCTGACACCCCGTGGATTGGAAAGAGGTCGGAACCGCGCTCGCCGCGGTGCTCGTCGGCGCCGGTGCGCTCGCTCACAGAGCGCGGCGCGCGAATTCGCGCGAGCGCGTCGAGAGCGCGAAGGACGAAGCGGAGACGCGCCTGATCTCCCGGCTCGAGGAGGAGCGCGACGAGGCGCGCGAGGAGGCCGCCCGCGAGCGATCGCAGCGCGTCGCCGAGACGCGGCGGCTCGCGAAGCTGGAAGCGGAAAACGCCTACCTGAAGAGCTACGCGCGGCGCCTGATCCGCGCGCTGCCGCCGGCCGATCGTGCGGTGCATGAGACGGACTTCGCGCCGTTCGACGAGGCGGCGCACACGAAGCCGGGCGGCGAGGTCCAGCGGTGAAGATCACGCTCGCCGGGCTGATTGCCGCCGGCCTGCAGCCGACGCAGGCGCGGATTTTCGAGGCGCCGCTGCAGCTGGCGTGCGAGCGCTTCGCGATCGACGCCTCCGCGGGCCGGCTGGCGGCGTTCCTGGCGAACGCGGGCCACGAGAGCCGCAATTTCACGCGCCTCGAGGAGGATCTCTTTTATCGCTCCGCCGAGCGGATCCGCGCCGTCTTTCCTTCGCGTGTTCGCGACCTAGCGGAGGCCGCGGCGCTCGTCGGCCGGCCGCAGGCGCTGGCGAACCGCGTCTATGCGGGCAAGCTTGGCAACGGCCCGGAGGACAGCGGCGATGGCTGGCGCTTCCGCGGCCGCGGGCTCTTCCAGCTGACCGGGCGCGGGAACTACCGCTCGGCCGCCGTGGCGCTGAAGTTCGACTACGAGCTCTCGCCTGACCTCGTGGCCATGCCGCACCATGCAGCGCTGACCGCGGCCTGGTTCTGGCAGTCGATCGGCGGCAACGTGCTCGCGGACGCGCGGCAGATCGATGCGATCACGCGCCGGATCAACGGGCCGGCGATGCTGGCGGCGGAAGAGCGGCGCGAGCGCTACGAGCAGGGCCTACAGGCCTTCGCGTGATGCTGGCGGCTATCCTGGCGCCGGCGGCCTGGAAAAACGCCGTGGCGGGCCTCCTCGTCGGTCTGGCGGCCATCCTCGCGGGGGGGCTGGCGTGGCAGACGGTCAGGCTGGCCGACGAGCGCGCGGCGCACGCCAGCACGCGGGCCGACCATGCGCGGCAGGCTGCGCGGCAGGCGGAGGAGCGGATCGCCGCCGTCGAGGCCGCGCGGACGGAAGAACAGCGGCGAAGCGCCGCGCTGCAGGGGATCGCCGATGAAACGATGCAGGAGCTTGAGCGAGCTCGCGCTGCTGCTGCTGCTGCCGGCGATGCTGGCCGGCGGCTGCGCGCAGAGCTCGGCGCCCGGCTTGCCGCCGCCTGCAATCCGGCCGGCCGCCGTGCCGCCGCTGCCGCCCCAGGCGCGGCAGCCTCCTCCGCCGCCGATCTGCACGCCTTCGTGCAGCGAAGGGTTGACGCGGCTGCGGATCGAGTTGCTGCAGAAGCTGACCGGCGCCGCATCGCCGGCCTCGCCTGCGAGCGCGCCTACGAGGCAGTAGGCGGGCCGCTGCCCTGATCCTGGCGGATCTCGAGCGCGGCCGCGCCGTCGCTCTCGGCGATCCGCTGCACGAGCTCGAGCGTGCGCGTGATGCCTGCCAGCTGCGTCGCGGTGCGCCGGCCTGGATCGGCCGCGGGGTAGGTCAGGAGGTCGTGCCTGTGGCGCACCGCCAGCGCGTGCAGTAGCTTGACGTCCTCGATCGACAGCGGCGGGATCATCGCTTCGGCTCCTCGTGCAGGCTCGCGCGGCGCGCGTCCACCCACTCGGGCTTCGCGCCGGCGCGGTTCGGCTGGAACTTCACGTAGCGGCCGCTGTGCGCGGCCTCGATGAACCGCCCGTAGCTTTTGCCGCCGCCGCCGCTGGTGACCCAGCCGGTGCGGCCGGCGCAGGTCGCGGCCTCGAGTGGCGTCATCGCTTTTCCCCAGCGCCTGACGGCGCAGCACCCATAGCGGCGGCCAGTCGTTGTCGAGTCTTTCGAGACGTGGGTGAGGCAGAACCGGCCCGACCTTGACTTTCCTCGATCTGCTCATCCGTCAGAGGCTGGGGTGAGGGCTCCACTTGTCCCTGGTGTGGTGCGGCGGACACCTTGCCGAGCAGGAGCGCTTGCACCCTGCCGAGCCACTGATAGACCGTCGATCGATCCGCGCGCCGCGCCGGGCGCTCTCCGGAAAGCAGGTCCGTGGCCATGCAATCGAGCACGATCCGCCGCGCGTTATCGACGTCATCCTGCGTGACGATGACATCGCTCTCGGCCGCGCTCATCGCCGCGCCATCCGCCGCGCGAGCCGCCGGGCGACGCGCTGCATGGCGGCGTTGGGGGCCGGGGCCGGCGCGGGCGCGGGCGCGGGCGCTGGCGCGGCGGCGATCGTGGGCGGCTCGCTCGAGGCCTGGATCGCGCGCTCGCGGCGGCGCTGGGCCTTCGCGGCGTAGTTCTTCACCGCGGGCCAGTCCTCCGGGTGGACGTAGAGCTCGACGCGCTTCAGGCCGAGTTGATCGCGCCGCGCGCGCAGCGCGGCAAGGGCGGGTGCAGTCATGGTGCGGAATCCTCCGTGGCAGTGTCGATCATGGAAATGATGGGCTGCAAGCGCTTGTCGATGCGGCTCGCGATGCGCTCCGCTTCGCTCTTCAGCGCATAGGCGGGGCGCTGGATGACGAAGAAAGGCGCGACGCCGCCTGGGCCCGGGCCGGCGACGTGGCTCATCCGAACCACTGCCCAGGCCTTGCCTTTCGGCGCCTCGTCGGGGTTGCGCGGGCGGCGGGTCACGCAGGCCTCCGCAGCGCGAGGCGCAGCGCTTCGGCGGGCTTGTGCCCGACCGCGCGCAGCGTGAAGTAGATCAGCGGAAAGGTGGTGGTCATGGCTGGCTCCTGGCTCAGGGGCTGACGAACATCTTGCCGACCGGGCGGCCGGCGGCCTGCTGCTTGGCGGCGAAGCGCCGGGCCTCGTCCTTCGCCTCGCTGAAGAAGCCGTTGTGCTCGAAGACGACCTCGCGGGCCTCGTTCTCGAAAATCCAGAAGCCGCGGCCGCGCGGGGCCTTGCCGTGGCTGAAGCGGAAGCGGGAATCATCGAATCGCATGGTGAGCTCCGGGGTGGTGGTGGTGGGCCGCCCTGCGCGGGCGGCCTGGGTGGTGGATTTCAGGCGGCGGCCTTCCAGGCGCGCAGGTGGTTTGCGATGAAGCCGGCGACGTGGGCCTCGAGGCGGGCCTCGTCGGTGCAGAAGGCGCTCAGTTCGTGGCTCGTGATTCGGCCGTTCGTGCCGATCGCCCAAATGACGATCACGTCGTCTCGGCCGCAGTTGATGGTGCTGATCGCGACGCCGGCGTC